TCGCCATCAGTGGCGTTCTAATAAGGGAGTAACAATGGCAACGCTAAAGATTACTAGGGCTAATGGGGAAGTTACAGAACATAAAATAACCCCAGGAGTTGAATATGCGTTTGAAGTCAAATGGCAAAATGGTATTAGCAAAATGCTACGTGAGCATGAGCAACAGACTCATATTTATTGGTTAGCTTGGGAGTGCTTACGTAGAGCTAATATCACTATACCTTTATTTGGTCCAGAATTTATAGACAGCTTAGAAACTGTCGAGGTATTAGACGAAGAAAAAAAATAACGCAGAGGGATTCAACAATCTATACGATAGCAGCGCTATCCGTAGAACTCGGAATTCCTCCTAAAGAATTTATTGAAATGGATTCCGAAATGCTTAGGGCAATAGTCCAGGTATTAACGGATAGAGCTAGGGAGATCAAAAATGCCAGCCGAAGTCGTAGGCGTTGAAGATGTCCTAAAAGGTTTATCGTTTTTTGATGATGATATGTATAACCGCATTAAAACTGTTCTTGGGCCTTTAATGCGTGATGTTGAATCCTCAGCTAAAAGTGATGTGCCTGGTAACGGTGAGATGTTATCTGGCTGGTCTAAACCAATCTCATCACAAGTAGATTACAGACCATTCCCTAAATATGAAGCTGCTATGGTTAAAGGTGGCATAGGTTACAAAGAAGGACAAAACAGAAAATTTAAAAATGGTTTTCAAGTAGAAAATTATGTCTACAATATAAGCGCAGCTGGTCGTATCTACGAGACTGCAGGCCGAGTTAATCCACAAGGTCGGGCGCCATTTACTTCTATCCATGAAGGTGGCGGAGTCGTTGCTTTTGAAAAAGAACAAACTCGTAAAACTAGATCTAGAGCCACACGTTCTTACAATTCAAACAATCCATTTGCAGGGTATCAATTCGTAAGTGCATTAGAACCTTTAACGTCTCAACCTAAATTACCAGGCGTACGTAGTGGCACACGTAAAACTAAAGGTCGTTTAATTTACAAAGCTTGGGCTAAAAAGAGTCCTGGAATTTATCAAGCGATAGTTAAAACAATAAACACAAAGGCTATAGATTTTAACAAAGCCACAGAAGTTAAGAAGGTCGCATAGTGGCCAATGTAGTCGTCTCGGCATTAGCTACCTGGAATGGTAAGGCTCTTAGAAAAGCCAAGCAAGATGTATCTGTATTTAATAAACAATTACAAGGTTTAGCACGAACTTTTGGCGTGGCATTTAGTGCAACAGCAATAGTCGCATTTAGCAAGAAGGCAGTTAAAGCATTTGCAGAGGATGAACTAGCAGCCAAATCTTTAGCCTTACAATTAGAAAACACAGGCAACGCATTTAGAGTTACTCAGGTTGAAGATTACATAAAAAGTTTAGAGAAAACCTATGCAATACTTACAGACTTACGCGTACCGTTTCAGACATTATTAAACCTTACTGGATCAGTAGATCTAGCACAGCGATCATTAGAGGCTGCATTAAATATAAGTGCAGGTACTGGTCAAAATCTAAACACAGTAGTTGGTGCTATCTCAGCTGGTATTAGAGGTCAGACTAAAGCAATTAAAGGACTTAATACAGGTATAGATGAAAGCATAATTGCTACAGGTGACATGAATAAAATCATGGAAGCACTTGAGGCACGTTTTTCTGGTCAAGCTGCAGCACGTTTAGATACTTACTCTGGCAAAATGGATGTACTTAAAAAAGGTGCAGACGAAGCAACTAAATCTATTGGTAGAGGTTTAGTAGATGCATTAACCATATTAGGTGAAGATAGTTCAGTTGCTGGGTTAGCCACAGACTTTGAAAATATGGGCGACAATATTGCTTATGCTACTGTAGAGATGGCAAAGTTAATTAAAAAGTTTAGTGATCTAGTAGCTAATCCATCATTTAAAGCAGGTTTATTAGCTCTAGCTATTGCAAGTAAGAGTCCTAAAGCATTAATTGCTGTTATGGGTATTATAGGTACTAGTGCAATAGGTGGAGCATTAACTAGTGCTAGAACAATTAGCCCAGAGCAAAACTCAGCATTAGCTAAAGTCAGATTATTAAACGCACGTATTGAAGCCAAGTTATCTGCAGCTAAAAAAGAAGAGTTTAGAATCTTAAATGCTAAGAATGCTATTGAGAATAAAAACGTAGAAGAGTTGAAAAAGAAGTTTGACCTAGAGCGTATTGGATTAACACAAGCTTTAAATCTTGCTACCGATGAAGAAACTAAATTACGTCTACGGGCTCAATTAGCAATCTTAGACAATAACGAAGCTCTGGCTAAAAAAATATTGGCAGAAATGGAAGCAGCCGAAGCATTACGGAAATTAGCAGAGCAAGCAGCTGCAGCTGGAAAATCTTTGGAAGACTTTGCATTATTTAAAGTAAGAGCATTAAATACTAAAATAGATGATTATTTACAGAAAACCGCTTTAGAAATGGTACGGGCCTTAAATGCTCAGATAGCCGCACTCATAGCTTCTTTAGGTGGAGTAGGTAAAATAACTAAAGGCGGCGGCGATGACGGCGGCGGCGGCGTAACTATTCCTTTAGGAGCAGAATACTTCCAAGATCTAGCAACTCAGTTAGTAGGCTCATCTTCTTATGCAGGTATGAACGTATCACAAATAGCAACCGAAAGAGCTAGGGAATCAGGCAATAGATCATTAGATGTAAACGTAAGAATTGACTCACCATCTGGTGATAAGTTTGCACAATTAGTAGCCGAAAGCATTCAAGTAGCTGGGCGTAGTGGATTTAGTACTACTGGTGCAGGACAGTTACCTTAATGCCAATACCTGTTATAAATGCTGTAATTAACTTTAGCACTGGCCCTAGTTTTGCTCAGGCTATGATATTAGATACAGGTATATTGGACACAAATGTATTAGCCGATAGCACAGCTGTAATTGTAGATGTGTCTAATCAAGTTAACCGCATAGAGACTAACCGAGGCCGTACTGCACTATCCGATCAATTTCAAACAGGCGCACTTACTTTACGCATAGTAGATCAGAATGGCGACTTTAATCCACAAAATGTAAGTGGCCCGTATTATAATTTATTAACACCTATGAAAAAGGTGCAAATAACTGCAACCTACTCATCGGTAACATATCCTATCTTTTCAGGATTTATTACAAGCTACGTAACTACTTACCCAGGTGAGTCTGGCGAGGATGTAGCAATAACAACTATACAAGCTGTAGATGCATTCAGATTAGCGCAGTTAGCGCAGATCAGCACAGTTACAGGTGCAACTGCAGGCGACTTATCAGGCACACGTATTAACAAAATATTAGATGAAATTGACTGGCCAATATCACAAAGAGATATTGATGCAGGTCTTACTACTATGCAAGCAGACCCAAGCACCAACCGCACAGCATTACAAGCACTATTTACAGTAGCTAATTCTGAATATGGTGCTATCTATGTAAGTGCCGATAATAATTTTGTATTCCAAGATCGCAACGTAACCGCTGGATCTATTGGCGGCACACCTACAGTCTTTGCAGATAATGGCACAGGCATAGATTACTTTGATGCTAGTTGGATTCTTAACGATGTATTAGTATTTAACAAAGCCACCATTACTAGGACAGGTGGCACAGCGCAGGTAGCCCTAAACCAAAACAGCATAGATAAGTATTTCTTACACAGCTACTTTTTAGACAACCTACTTATGGAAACCGATGCAGTAGCCCTAGACTACGCACAGGCTTATGTCGCTTCACGTGCTGAGACAGAAATCCGAGTAGATTCCATAGTGCTTGACTTATACACAGCTAATTACAATAGCGGCATTATTGCAGCCCTAGACCTAGATTTCTTTGATCCAATACAGGTTATTACTACCCAGCCAGGCGGATCTACCCTAGAAAAAACATTACAGATTTTTGGTGTAAGAATGAACATAACACCGAATAGTTGGAAAACCACGTTCACGACATTAGAGCCAGTCATAGACGCATTTATCCTAAATGATACGATTTATGGCACTTTAGACTATAATGTCCTAAGTTACTAGGGAGTACAAATGGCAGCAGGATTAGGTTTTAAGGACTTTGTTACAGGCGAGGTATTAACCGCAGCCGACGTAGATGGCTATTTAATGCAAGGTGTCTGGGTATTTGCCAGTGCCGCTGCTAGAGATGCAGCTGTAACATCACCACAAGAAGGTAACTTTGCTTATCTTAAAGATACAAATGTAACAACATATTACACTGGCAGTGCTTGGGCTAACTTAGATACAACTGGCATGACTAACCCAATGACCACTACAGGCGATATTATTTATTCATCACCAGGATCTACGCCAGTTAGACTTGGAATTGGCACAGCTAATCAAGTGCTTACAGTCAATTCAGGAGCAACAGCACCAGAGTGGAAAACAGCTGGTGGTGGTGGCAAAGTATTACAGGTTGTTCAAGCAATTAGTACAACTAGCACAAGTGTTGCAAGTACAAGTCAAACTGATACTGGTTTATCAGGTAGTATTACTCCGTCATCTGCCACTTCAAAAATTTTAGTAATGACAACACAGGCTTTTGCAATTGGAAACAGCCCTGATAGTGGTCAATTTGGTATGTCCACAAGACTTATGCGAAATTCCACTCAAGTATTTACTTTAAGAAATAGTGGTAATGCTGGTTCAACTTTTGCAATTGGTACAAGTAGTCAATTGAGGGGTGTGGTAACTATGGCTTATTTAGATTCACCTGCAACAACTAGCGCAATTACTTACAAAACACAGGCTGCAACAAATTCAACTGCAAGTGGTCAGAGTGTTAGTTTTCAAACAGAAAGCGTACAAGAGTCTTCTATAATTATGATGGAAATAGGTGCATAATGAATAATTATTTAGTAGCCGCAATACACAAATTAAAACCAAGTGCTGAGTTCTCTTTTACAGAGGATGACTATTCAACTATCAAATGGGATGTGCTTGAAGGCGAAGCACCTACTCAATCTGAGATAGATGCAGCGATAGAGCAAGTAAAGGCTGAAGAAGCACAAGCAGAAATAACTAAAGCAACTGCTAAAGCAGCACTGTTAAGCAAACTTGGTATCACAGCTGAGGAAGCTCGACTACTTCTTTCATAATGAAGCCATGGCTATGCGCTGCAGGTACACAGTTAAGAGATCAGGTTGATACCTGGTACCCAGATCGTCGCTCTACCTCTGATGGGTGGTTGGGTGATGCTCGTCATTCCGCCAGAAAATCGGATCATAATCCAGATGCAGGATGTGTCAGAGCCATTGATGTGGATTCTCGCTTGGGTTCATCCGAAGGGCTCTCAGTATATTTGGCTGACCAAATCAGAATCTGTGCGAAAACCGATAAGCGCATATCTTACGTAATTCATAATGGCATGATCGCTAGCAAAATACTTAATTACAAATGGCGTAAGTACAGAGGTTTTAACAAGCACACAAAACACATACATATTAGCTTTACAAAGTTAGGCGATAAAGATAGCAAGCCGTTTGATATACCACTACTAGGGGGTAACTTATGAAGATCAGCAAAAAACAAAAAGCAATACTTAAATCCTACGCACGTGGAGTATTGGTATCGTTGTTATCATTCTTAGCCAGTAATGAGTTAGGACTAGACCCAGCACTGTCTGTAGTAATTGCAGCATTAGCAGGGCCAGCAGCTAGGGCTTTAGACAAATCCGATGTTATCGGTACTTATGAAAAATGAGTCCAGAACAGTGGGCTGGCTTTATAGCTGGCGGTTGCGCCGTGCTAACAAGCGTGCTAATAGGATTACGTTTTTTAGTTAAAGGCTGGCTAAACGAATTACGTCCTAATGGTGGCTCAAGCATGAAGGATCAGTTAACAAGATTAGAGCAGCGTGTCGATGATCTTTATTCTTTAATAGTTAAGCGACAATAGTAGTATGGCTGACACAAGACGTAAACGAAAGAAGATCAATAGGCGTGTGGTGCGTAAATCACCTGAGCCATTGACTAAATTAGAAGTGTTTTATATAGCCAAACATGAAATGTTTAGAGCTGCACGCAAAGCTGGATTTACAGAAAGCGTTGCACTCTATTTAATGGATAGCCCATCCTCTATGCCCGACTGGGTAGTAGGCGAAGACGGCATTATCCCAAGTATTCCTACTCCAGACGAGGATGAAGATTAAGCGCATAGCGTTTGTGTCTGACCTGCAAGTACCTTTTTTTAGTGAAGCTAGTGTTAAATCCGTAGGGCGTTTTCTAGGTAAATGGAAACCTCATCGGACTATTTGTATTGGTGATGAAATTGATTTGCCACAGCTTGGCGGTTTTAACGCTGGCACTATTGATGAAATGGTCGGTAACATCAATGATGATAGGACACAGACACAAGAAGTATTAAGTTACTTGGGAGTAACAGACGTACTAGGGAGTAATCATGGAATTAGACTTTACAGATCAATTAAAAAAAGACTTCCCTCATTCCTCAATTTACCCGAAATGCAGTATGAACGTTTTATGGGATATGATAAATTGCAGATCAAATTCCACCCTTACGGACTTGACTGGGCGCCAGGATGGACAGCCGTTCATGGTGACGCTTTCCCTCTTAGCCAAATTCCTGGACAAACGGCCTTAAATGGGGCTAGGAGGCTAGGAAAAAGCGTAGTGTGTGGGCATACCCATAGATTAGGCTCAGCGGCCTTTACAGAGGCTTCTAGAGGCCAATTAGGGCGTACTGTATGGGGCTATGAAGTCGGCAATTTGGTCGATCTAAGTAGTTCAGGCATGGCGTATACTAGAGGCTATGCAAACTGGCAGCAAGGCTTTGCCGTTGCCTACGTTCACGAGCGTAAAGTGTCGGTTATCACAGTACCGATTAACTCAGACGGTAGCTTCATTTTTGAGGGTAAACTCTACAAATAACGTTATCAAATCGTTATTAAAAATAACTAACAAATCATCTACAAAGTCGTACACACATGTCACACTATTGCTATGCCACAAATTGTGGTATGGAAAGTAGGGCTACATGATAGAGACAACAGCACCCTGGCTAGTGCTTTATAGCATCCTGGGTTATTTAATTGGTTGGTACGTAATAACAAAAATAATGAATCAAGCTTTTAATCGCGGGTATTGGTCAGGCAGATCAGCTGGTTGGCGAGCAGCTAATGAACATTATGAAAAAGTTCGTAAACTAAAATATGAGTCAGTGTTTGATTATGACAAGCAGAACTGAGCTCTTAGATGAATGCGCAGCAATCTTATCCGCAAGAGGGTCTGTTTACGGAAGCAGTCGAAGCAATCACGAGCGGATCAGCGAACTGTGGTCTGCTTACTATGGAAGTTACATATCGCCGATGCAAGTCAGTCTCATGCAGCTGCTTGTCAAAGTGTCAAGGCTCTCAGAAACTCCAAATCACAAAGATAGTGTTAAAGACATTATTGGTTACGCAGTCATATACCAAGAGCTGCACGATCAATACGAGAATGATTTCGGAGTAAATGATGGCATTTAACTTAGATGATTACACCACGGTGCAAGAAAGATCAAATATATTCTGGGAAAGGTACCCAAATGGAGCAGTACGAACGAGGATTGTCTCGGAGTCAGACACTAGAGTCATTGTTGTTTGTGAATTATTTAGGGACAACGCTGACGAAAAACCATTCGCAACAGGTGAGGCAAAAGAAGTCATATCAGATCGTGGGGTTAATCGTGACTTTGCGCTTGAAAATTGTGCGACTTCGGCTCGAGGAGTTGCTTTTAAAGTGGCTAATATCGGTACTGAAAAGAATGGACCTAGTAGAGAAGAGATGGTTAGAGTCAAAGAAAAACAAGCTGTAACACAAAGCTTCTCAGTAGATCGCACAGATCCGTTGCCTATCAGTAATGAAGACTGGGTTAAAGCTGCAACAGTGACACCACCTAAAGCACCACCAGCTTGTTGCGCTAAGGGTAATAACTTAGTAACAGGAGTATCTAAGACCAACGGGAAACCGTACTACGGGTACTTGTGTTTAGATCGTATCAAAGAGCATGCAATTTGGGCCAAGCAAGATTCTACTGGCTC